ACGTCGATATCCTGCTTCTGACCACCGGTGAACTGAATTTCTTTGATGGTGCAACTCAGATCGAGGAAGGTTGCGGAATCCATCGTTTCTTTGGTGGCTGGCAGGGAGGAAATAAGGATCTTCGTCAGCTGCGATTTTTCATAAAGTGCAGACATAGCTGTCTCCTGGAAAAAGAAAACCCGCCATTAAGCGGGTTCGTTGGGTGAATTAATCGTCAGGGGGTAACTTTAAAATCCAGGGTGGCACGGTAGAGCCGATAATCTGGCTCGTACCCGGGGATTTTTACCACCTCTGTAGGGTTTAACTGCTTAAGCGAAGAGAGCGCCAAATCTCTCAGAGAGCGTGATTCAGCGATCGAAGTGGAATACACATCGACCTGAACGGAAACCATGCTCTCTGCCTGGCCACACAGCACGTCAGCGGAAACATCATCGACGATGGAAAAGATAATCCAGGGTGGAGAGACAGACGGTTTCCCGTCACTGCCGAGCGGTGCAACGTAGGGATAAACCTGACCTCCGGCCAGCGGTTCCAGCAGAGGATAGAGATCGTCTTCCGTCATTTGCTTAATGCCTCGTCAATGGCCTGGTTCATGCGCCTGATCGCGACCTCTGTCGCCTGCTCCTGTCGGACGTCAAACGCGGGACGAATGAAAGGATGTGGCGGCATGTTGGCAGTTCCCATTTCAACGAATCGCCAGTAAAAGGCGTTTCTCGGGTTATTAGCCTTCATCGTGTTATCGCTGTTGCCGGTGCGCGGGTTAACGCCACGAATATGGACGCCGGAAGAAATCTCCCCGCGACGGCGGCTTTTTTGGGTCACCACCACCACGTTTTTTTTCAGTTTCCCGGTGCGCACTGGTGCGCGTGCGATTACTTCTTCCTTAAGCACTTCCGCGCCGGCGCGCGTGGCATCACGAAGAACCTTATTGTTTTCAGCGCGGCTAAGCGCCTCCAGATCCTTTGCGATGTCTTTCAGGCCGGAAAAATCGAGGCTCGTCTCAATCATTTTTCGATCCCCTGCTTACAAAGAATTTCGAGCTGAATGCCGCGAGAATCAGGTATCGGCGGACCAATGATATTTAAAATGACTCCCTTGAACGGGCCAGTCACAACCCTGAGTCTTGACGCAGCAGTTATATCGCTACGAAATCGTGTCCATACCCTGATGGTGGCGACTGCGGTTTCAGCACCAGCGGCTACCAGTTCTCGCCCACTGATACCTTTTACTTCTGCCCAGGTTTCTGCACCGTCATGCCACGTTTCAACAGGCTGACCAGAAGGATCACGCGATGTTGTGATGTTCTGAATTACCACCCTGTCTCTCAGTCTTCCGGCCTGCATAACCCCTCCTATACCCCGTAAATTCGGTATGGCTGCAAAAGTGCTTCTACGGCGAAAGGAATTTCTGTCGTAATGTTTCCGATGTTCACTGCTTCCCGGTTTGCGTACCAGTGACCTATCAGCAGTAACATGGCCGCCTTCACATCGTCATTAAGAAGAATCGGGTCCGGGTCGTCTGTGTAGCCAGGGCTGTCTTCTTTTTCATAGAGCGTTCGCCGCGTCCATGTCTGGACGTACCGGGCCGCTGCACCTGTGTAAATCTCCAGCAGAGCATCATCACCCGTAAAGTCGGTATCAATGCGGCAATGCTGTTTCACCACATTCTGATCAAGCATTTGTTTGCCCCGAAAAAAAGCGGCCCGAAGGCCGCAATAGTTATCAGCTACCCGCGCCGGTGCTGAATGAACCGTAAACGAACGCCTCAGGGCGTTTCACAGCCAGCGCCAGACGTTCTTCGCAGCGAATGGAGATCATGTTTTTCTCGAAGTCGTCGGCGTTTTCGGTGGAGATAACCACGTTGGCATCTTCACGATCGAACAGTTGAGCTGCGGCATTGAATGCGCCTGTCAGGAATTTGCCCTGGAAAGCTGCTGCCTCAGTTGCTACCACCGGAAGCCCCCAAAGCGTAGGGCCAGTCAGAGATGCCGGGTTAGCCAGGATATAGCGGCCCAGACTGTCTTTCGTGAGCTCAATTTTCGCCCAGTCGATGAAGTGCAGAACGTGGCCAGATGCAGGGAAACGAGCCAGTTGAGCCTGAAGCATTGCCAGGCGCAGATCATCAATCCCGTTCTGGCTCTCAACAGAAAATGCCGGGTCGAATGCTGAGGCCTGAGGAACGATGCCGTGCAGGTGCACACCAGTTCCGTCGCCGAACAAGATTTCCTGTTCCTCAACATATTTCAGGCCGTAACGCATCTCAGCGTCAACCGTAGACTGGAGTTGAGCGAAATCGTCAAGGATCTGCTTGGATGCCTTAAACATGTGCGCGATGGTTGTCACCGGCGTGATTTTAGTTGCGAATTCAATATCGCTGTAAGGTTTGGCAGTCCCCTCTGCAACGACTTTCGCTGCATTGGTAAAGCCCGTTTGCTGCACCCAGAAAATAGCCGGTGAAGATGTGCGGCCAGGCGCAATCAGATCACGAATGAAGAGACGCTGTTTTGGTGCAGTGTCGATGCCAGGCAGTCGCTGTGGTTCAACCACGCCATCTGCAACATCTGTAGAAAGCAAGGCCGCGTGAACTGGGACGCTTACGCGCTTATTGCCTTCAACGCTCGCGGCAAAGGCCTTCAACGCCTCGCTATTAATCACCACCTGTCCAACAGTTTCGGTAACTTTAGCAGCGTTGTTCAATGGCATTTGGGCAACATGCTGTTCCAGCTCACCAAGGCTTGCCTTAAGGGTTTTTTCAGCTTCCTTAAGAGCATTGAGCTCTGTCGCCATTTTATCTACAACATCTTTGGTCTGAGCTGAGAGCTGACCATTCTTTTTCGCTTCGGTCAGTGCCTCTTCTGCTTTCGCGTTGAATTTGCTGGTTGCATCTTCAATGCTGGCAGTGACTTTTTTCAGAATTTCGTTTACTTCAGACATAAAGGGTCCTTATTTGACTAACGCCGCAAGAGCGCTTTCAAGTGAATTGAGGGTTTCAGGTTTGATCTCTTCGGCAGCGCCCGGCGTACCGTCGTTGGTGGTGACAGCGCCAGGCATGCCACCGGATAAGGCTTTAATGAGTTTTCTGCGCTCAGAGCGCGGGGTGTTGGTTTTAGCCAGCAGCGCATCAAGTTTGCGAAGCGCGGCCGCGGGTGATTCATCGCCATCAGTGACCGCATCAGCAGAAAGCAGGCTGTCTGCCAGTCCCTTCGCCACAGCGTCACTGCCACCGATATAACTCTCGGCATCCATCAGTTTCTGAACAGCTGCAATATCAAGGCCGGAACGCGCCGCGTAGATGTCTGCCATAGCGTTATCGAAGGGCTCCAGAGACTGTGCCAGTTCCGCAAAGTCATGGCGGTTACCCATCGCGTAGACCCAGCAGTTGTGGATCATCAGGAAGGCACCACGACCGATCTGAATATCATCCCCGGCCATCGCAATGACCGAGGCGGCGCTGGCGGCAATACCGAGCACCTTCACCGTCACACGGCCTTCGTAATCACGCAGAAGGTTGTAGATTGCCAGGCCTTCGAACATGTCACCGCCAGGGGAGTTGATATTGACCGTGACGTCGGCTCCATTCATCGCCCGTAGCGCACCGGCGATACGTTTGGCTGTTACGCCTTCACCCCAGTAGTCCTGCCCGATCACATCAAAAACAGAAATACTGTTGTCGTCGGTGGCCGCTGCTTTGATCCCGCCATCCCAGCGATCCAGGGCGGATGGTAAAGTTTCACAGGTGACCCGCGCGCAGGGGCGACCCGCCGGTGCTGCCGGAAGTTGTTTTTTGCTCATCAGGAAAGTGCTCCTAAGCGGCCTGTTTCAGCGGAGATTGTTCAAAGGAAATGTCAGGGAATATGTGATTATGCAGTTCTCTCAGGGCCAGAGCCTGAACAGCAGGATTGCTGCTTTCGAGATTTTTCAGTTGCGTCAGGTTGAGCTGAACGGTGTAAATGTCACCCCCTTCAATCGGTGGCATATTCTCAAGACGGCGCACGTCATTGCGGGACATCCACCCATTCTGGAGCGCGCTGGTATAGTACGCAGCACGGCCCGAGCTGTCGGCGCGCAGCAGTCCTTCTACAGAGAACTCCGCGAACACCTCATCATCGCTGTCCAGCAGGCACCGCCCTATTTCCTGCTCTATGTTCACCAGCAGGGGGCGCAGGGTATGTGTCAGGAACTGGAGGTTCATGCCCTCCAGACTGGATGCCCAGCTACTTTGCTTCGTGGTGTGACCGACCATGAAAGGCGGAACGCGAAACCAGCGGCAGATCTCCTCAATGCTAAAGGCGCGGCTTTCCAGCATCTGGGCGTCTTCGGGATTCATGGTGACGCCCTGGTACTTCAATCCGCCTTCAAGCACCATGATTTTCCCGGCGTTTTTTGAACCGGTAAATGCAGCCATGTAGCTGCGAAGTCTTTCACGTTGTTCTTCAGTCAGCGCATTCTCAGCGGAGAGAAAACCTGAACTCTGAAGCCCCTGTTCAAATATCTTCGCAGCAGACTCCTCAACCGCCATTGCAGAACCGATCACATCCCGGCCTGTTTTCATCGGCATCATGCCGCAAACGCCGTCAAGACCGAACCCGCGAATGTGCATGATGTTTTTGACGGGAATGACTCGCTCGTTACCGTTTTCAGTGTATTTGTATTCCAGCGCCCCGGTCGTGAGACGTTTAACCACCATGTTCTGCGGCAGCAAAGGCACCAGCGAAACCAGGCGGTTTGCGATGAATTTCTTCTCAATGAAGGCGTTCCCGCGCAGGCAAATACTGGCGACCACCATCAACATAAATCGTGATGGTGTCATTTCTGAATTGGGTCGGCGGCACAGTATCGAGTAGGCCGGATGATCGGTTGCCGCTTTACGCGAACCGTCAGGCTGTCGAACGTATATTTTCAGCGGAAGTGTTGAAATAGACTCGCTTAACAGCCTTACGCATGCCCATACAGCCGATAGCTGGATGGCCTTATCGGCCGTTACCACCTTTCCGCTGCTGCTGGTACCAAACCATTCCTCCCAGAACGTGCCGGTAGTCAGGCTGATAGGCACACCAAGCCAGTTAAGCAGAGCACTTTTAACCCTGCCTGGCCGTTTGTTTTTTTTCATCAGAAACCTACCATGATGGGATTATTGAAGAATCCGGAGAGATCCTGCTGGTCATTGCCACCGTTAACCAGAACGCGGCTCATTGCTGTGAACAAGGCCGCAGGGCCATCAATCTTGGCCTCAGGTGTGGACTTATTCGGGAATATGTTCTCGTTCCGGTCCGGTTTGACGGTTACGTTGGACATCATCCAGTTCATCACCGGGTGATCGCTGTGATGGAAGCGGTCACCGTATACCAGCGCTTCGACCTCTTTCATCGCCTCAGAGAAATTGCGAACCGTCTGCGGCACTTCCACCAGCGGCAACCCTTCTTCTGCCAGCGCAAGGCTGAACTGCGTCGCACTCCACGGGTCGAAGCCAATTTCTTTCAGGCTCTCGCCAGCAACCCACAGCTGTAGCTCTTCCTTAATCTGAGCATGGTCGATTACATCCCCGTCGGTAAGGATCAGCTTGCCCATCCCGGCCCACTTACGATAGAGCTCTGCCATCTGGCGTGAACATTTCTCAAGGCGTCCTTCCGGTAGCCAGAATTTGAAATCCGCATGAACGTGGCCATCTGGCGCCCGCCAGACTTTCGCGGCCGCACAGATATCAATTTTGTTTGACAGGTCAACGCCCACCCAGGAGGGATAGGTTTTAAGTTCGTGCAGCGGGGCGATAAACTCGCATTTCTCCCATTTCATCATGTCCATCCAGGCTGACTCAGCGGTAACCCAGATATTCATGTGCTTGGTGAAAAAGTTAATTCTGGCTGAAACCTGCTCTTTCGCCTTTTTAGCCAGGCGGCGCAGGTCATCCCAGCGCTTACAGATACCCAGCCCCGGATTCGCCTTCTGCCAGACTTTTTCATCAAAGGGATCGTCACCTTCATCTAAGGTGTAGATGATGGCAAAAAACGTATCGTCTTTTACCAGCCCACGCAGCACCTTGATGGCGTAATCACGCAATTCGTAGCAGATGCCTTCTTTGTTGAAACCGGCGGTGGTGATACCGAAAAGCAGCGATTGCAGACGCGCGCCGGTTGCCGTCTCCAGAACGTCCCAGACGTCACGGGTTTTGTGAGCATGCAGCTCGTCGACGATAGCGCAGTGGATGTTCAGGCCGTCGAGGTTGTTGGCATCTGATGATAAAGGCTCGAATTTGGAGGCCGTTTGCTCCTGGTAAATAGCGAGCTTGTTGAATTCGAAGATCCGCCCAAGCGTGGCTTTCGCCTTCTTGACCATATTCTTCGCGTCTTCAAAAACAATTCTCGCCTGGTCACGGGTGGTTGCAGCGGAATAAACCTCCGCACCGCCCTCGCCGTCGGCACCAGCCATATAAAGCCCCACGCCGGAGCAAAGAGTCGATTTGGCATTTTTACGGGCCACCTCAACATCTGCTGTACGGAAACGCCGGACCATCACCGGCCGACCGCTGCCGTCGTTACGCAGAACGGTTTCCCCCGTCTCTTCGTTAACCAGCGGGATAACAAAACCAAAAATATTAATCAGGATGAAAACGTGCCAGTCCATCAGCTCAATAGGCTGGCCTGCCAGCGCGCCTTTGACGTGAGGCACAAAATTATAGAAATTCAGAATGTGTTGCGCGCGCGGCTCACTGAAGAAAATACCGCGCTCTTCGCCGTGTGCCAGATCGTCAAGAAAACGCTGACAGGCAAGGCGCACATACTCACAGGCAATAATTTCCCCCGCCACCACCCTCTCGGCATAGCGGATGCCTTCTGCAACCTTAGCCATTAATCCCTCGCTTTCATAAACTCGGCCAGCGGATCAACCGCATCAGGACCTTTTGCATTGACTTTAGAGCGGCTGGCTGGCGTCATGCCGAACTCACCGAGCATGGCGCGCAGACGTTTCCAGGCATCAGCTTTCATAATGGCGGCTGGGTGAGCCTTGATCATGCGAATCTCTCGCTCTTTGCCTTCGTCTGGCTCTTCGTCGCTATAAACGGCGTAGGTGTAGCCTTCTCTCTCCAGCGTATCGCAGTGATGCCGGTACTCGGTGTAAACCTCAACCAGAAGCTCAAGCGCTCTCGCGTCCAGCTGCGACATGACGCCAAGCGCATCGAGCTCTTCAGCCATACGCCTGAACCAGTATTTCCCCTGCTTGTCGAAATGCTTCGGCGTTGGGGGTACCCCAGCAGCGGGTTTTGGTTCATTCTCATTGATCGGGCGTTTAGATGGGTTACCCCTCACCAAACGTAGATGGGTCGGGGTTTTCGGTGGTCCAGACATAATCGAAAACTCCTATTAATCATCGAGTGGGGGACCCCATAAAAAAGTTTTCTAACCTGCGGCGATGTGAAAAGAGGTTAGGCGGCGGTCCTTTGGCGCGTCGTTCCTGAACTTTCAACCCGCCCTCCCCCTCTGTCGATTCAAATGAAAATTGATGTCATTTGAGTCTTTCGACCGCTGTCTTCGCCCTGTGGCAAGGCTTGCAGAGGCTTTCGAGGTTGGACAGGTCATCGGTCCCCCCATTTGCTTTGGCGGTGATGTGGTCCACCGTCTCAGCGGGTGTATACCTTCCATTTCGCAGGCATTCCTGACATAAGTGTTTATCTCTGTCGAGAACGATTAGGCGCAGCCTGTCCCACTTACTGCCATAACCTCGCTGATGTCTGCTCTGTCCTCGCTGATGCTGCTGCCAACCTTCGTTAAGGTGCTGGGGACAATAGCCTGAGCGGTCAGTGGTTGTGCCAGGGCAGCCACGCTTGCGGCATGCTCTCGGTATTAACGCAGGCATCAGGCTAACCTCCACGCCCGGCGGCGTTCTGTGCGTGGCGCTGAGTCAGGGTGACGCTCAACCGGTTCGCCGTCTGCATGGTCCACCAGCGAGTAACACGGATAGATCACTGAGCCACCCCATGCATCACCCACAGCGTAATCGGCGGGCTTGCTGTTATCCCAGCGGGATAGCACGCGCTGCACATGCTCAGGTGGGACGCTATAGCAAACGCCATGAATGAGTCTCGATAGCGTGATGTAATCAGCGCGTGTCTTATCAGCCACGATTAGCCGTTCAGCAATCTGCATCTGATACTGTGGAGGCCGCCCGGTACCGAGGTAAAAACTCAGCATGTGACACGGGAACCGCGCCAGCCACACAGCAACCTGATCTATAAATCCACTGACTGGCAGGGCATCGTCCTCCAGCACCACTACCCGGCAAGGTTGCTCAGCAGCCCATTCGATAGCGCGACGATGATTCCAGTTCGCACCGTGGTTACCGTCATCAATCAGCAGATGTGCATCCAGCAGCGCAGCAAGACGTTGCGCATGTCCTGTGCGAGAGTGATGGCCGACCACCACAAACTTTATCTCTTCAGCCACCAGCGAATCTCCAATAAAAAAACCGCACAATGGCGGTTACTGTCTGTTTATCAGGGTGTTGTGCTTAACAAGTTTGAGTTAATCTCATAAAAATAATTAAGGAGTGGATTAATGGATAAAACATTAAAATATAATCGAGCTCTGCAGCTTGAGGTTTTGAATGCTTTAGTTGACTGTGCACCTCGTTCATTAACATACCCACAGGAGCTTGAACTACTTGAAAAATTTCAAGATGAAGACCATTTCATTGCATGTCTTCTGTATCTTGAAATGCACGGATTGATAAGTAATCCGCTAATAAAAAGTCAGACTTTAGGTGAAGGCGTTAAGTACATTTTTAACTCACACTCATGTTACATCACCGAGAAAGGTATAGATTTCTTGCTTGATGATGGCGGTTTAAGTGCCATTTTGAAAGTTCAAACTGTAAGACTTCACAATGACACTATAATTGCCCTTGAGGACATAATTCGGGTAGCAAATATGCCTGAAGATCAGAAGAATGGATTGATTTCAAAACTTCGAGAGCTTCCGGCAGACGCCATAAAACATTTGACCCTACAGCTACTGACTCAGGGGGCTCTGAATCTACCGAGCGCAATTCAACTAATTCAAAAAGTCCTCCAGTAGGGCTAAATTCGTCTGAGGGGCGGATTAATTCAAATTTGCCCCATCCAAGCGTACTACTAAGAGTTATCCAGAACGCTTGCCGCGTGTCGGCATGAATGTAAAAGCTATTTTTGTGCATTACAGCAGTAAAGATATTGATCGTTACTTGTGTTTCCACCATGCGGCCTCCTTACCGATACCATCAGTTTTGAAAACGGTATGTACCTGAGGGCCGGTGACCAGCCTGTCAGCGAATGACTGCGCGACAATACCGAACGCCAGCATGTCACCCACCGCGGCGCCAGCCTGTTCTATCTTCCAGAACCGATAACTCTCGATCCGGTAGTAAAGACGAATGATGCCGTGAGCGAACGCCATTACATCAGCGCGGGTGCCACCCAGCAGGCCAGCGTTAAGCATCACATCGTTGCGGTGCTCTTCAATGAACTCCTGATAGATGCGCTCAGGATGATTCTGTTTCGCCCAAGTGTCGGCGTATGTCTTCGGTTCTGAACCGACATACACCTTTCCGGCTTCCATTTCTTCCCACGGCGCGCGAAGCATTTCGACATCGGTACCATCGGTACACCAGACGAACCGGTATTCAGGGTTATCTCGCAGGTGCTGCCAGATGTGCAGCCAGCGACGAAAGTAGACATTCATCTTCACGTCAGGTACGAGATACAGCTCAACATCTGTTGGAGCCGTAAGTAATTCATCCACCAGCGCTATACGACCACACTGGCGAAGCGAGGCCGCCCATTTGTTCAGCATGTCAGGCGAGGCCGCCATTTTTGTGCCGCGCTGCGGGTCAGGCTGACTGGTAAGCAGCGTTGTGATAACCACGTCGCGCTGCTGGCGGTATTCAACGTAACCAGTAAACCCGGCATCACGCCGTTCGTTGTGGATCTTCACGTTACGTTCCACAAGCGCCTGTCGGTCGGGGCGCGGTACCGAACGCTCTACGGCTTCATGCTCATCGAGAGAATGGATTAGCTTTTCTGAACCGACCACATCACCGTAAGCCCACGTCGTCAGGCCAGCGTTATGGATACGTAGCGCGAGGTCACTGTGTTCATACATACCACGGCCGTATATCGGATCGAATCCACCTACTTTCTCAATGGCGCTGCGGTGGTAATACAGCATCACGCCGCGCTGCCCGGTGTAAGCGATGTGCTTATCATCCCGGTACAGGACCGCCATATCCTTCAGCTTATTCGTCCCTGCCAGATCGAGGAACTGGTAAGCCAGGTGTGGCTCGGGTGATTCAATGTAAGGCAAGTGCCAGTTATCAGCGATGGGCCAGGCGTCATCGTCCCAAAGGAAAAGATGCTCACACCCGGCGTCCATAAGCGCGGTTAAACTGGCGTTCTTCGAAGCAACAATGCCAAGTGATGTTTCATGGCGACGCAGCTGCACGCCGTCTGGTACTACTGCGGCAGGTTTTGAACCATCATCGACTACCACCACCAGCGCGCCGGCTGGCAGGTGCCTCAGATGCTGTTCGAGAGAACGTTTTAAAACGTCTGCGCGCTGATGTGTCGAAATGGCAATGCCGATCCGGGATGAAACGACGCTGGCGGGAGCGTATGGGACACCATCAATAGTGACCTGCATAAAACCTCCCGTCAGATTCCTCGCGACCGTGTATTCCAGAGGATGCCGCCTGGCTTGAGCGCATTGCGAAGAGCATCGTTCACCGCTTCGTGCATCGCCTGTTGCAAGCCAACTACTGAAGCTGTTTGCGCATCAATCTTTGCCTGGAGGGCTGCGAACAAATCGCTTTCGCGTACAGCCTTGAGAACCAGTTCTTGCATCTCGTCGGTTAGTCGCGTCTTGGTGGCTGTGCCTGTCGCTGAAGCAATTGAACTGATTGGTTCAGCGGTGGCATTATTGCCATCAGCGGGATTAGCTCCATCATGACTAATTGCCCCAGGGAAACCACCAAAAGCCAGACCACCATTGAAGGCCGTCTCTTCATTATTGCTGGCTGATTGAGCGGCTTCATGTACCTTAAAGCGATCAGCCTCAAACACGACCTTGCTCTGGCCGTCTTCTACTCCAACGGCCATACCGGCAGCATGCTCTTTGCCATCATTGTTGATGTTCAATTTCACGTTATAACCCGTAGACAATACGCCATCACCGATCAGCGCCTTATGGATGTAGGCTTGCCCTGATT